TAGGAGACTGTAAAAAAGACGACGCTCCGTTTCCATTAGGGCAAAGACTAGTAATAGAAAGAATTGTAGACACCTGGAGAGCGACCAGGAAAATATCCTTAGGAGTTATTGCCACACATAGCACAAGTCCTGAGCAATCTGTCGTTTTAGCAAACACTGTTGTAACAAGAGTGTACTACAACGGAGAGTGGAAAGACACATTTATGGTGTTTGACGATTTTGTTAAAAGAATAGCAGAAAGATTTGATATAGACAAGTTAAAAAATTTGAGTTGACTAAGAAGAGAATAAATAAGTATATTATAATATGGCAAGTAAATCAAAAGCAAAAGGTAATCGATTCGAGAGAGAATGTGTAGACATTGCAGAATCACATGGCTTCAATGCAAAAAGAGCTTGGGGCAGTGACGGTAGAAGTATTGGAATGTCTCCTGAAGTAGACATAGTAATAAACTATCTACTAGACGAAGCTACTTCAAGAGAGATGAAGGTTCAATGCAAAGTAAGAAAGTCTATTGCTAGTTATCTTTTGCCACCTGACGATTGTGATATTACTCTTATCAAACAAGATAGAGGAGAAATATATGCAACAATTCGATACAAAGATTTGTTGGAGTTAATCCAACTAGCTTTTCAACTCAACTAATTAAAAATAGGGAGAGCAATATGAGAAGTGTCTTTAGTTATAAGACAAAGGAAGAGTTCGCCTCAGAAAAAGCTGAGTTCGAATCTTATCTAAATTATTTTAAACAGGTAGACCCTGACAATTACAAAGAATGGTTTGACGAAGAAGTTTATAAGCTTTTTGCGGAAGGCAGAAAGAATCCACACTTCTTATCAGAAAGACAAAAACCTGGATATGAAAATGTTTCTATGGTTAGAGTCCCTACTAGATGTCCAGTTTGCAAACAATCTTGGGCTATAGAAATGCAGGACAACGGTAAGTTTGAACCAGGTTATCTAGACCAGTCTGTATACAAAAATATACCTATGGTGAAAGGAGTTTGTCATAAATGCAAGGACTAGGAATATTTAGTGAAGACGCAGAAAGAGCAGTGCTTGGTTCTGTAATACAAGAAGAAAAATGTTTTGATGTTGTAAAAGAATATATTTTAGAAAGCGACGCTTTTTATATAGAGAAGAATAAAAAGATTTGGGAAACTATTGTAGAGCTTAAATCAGAAAATATACCAGTAGACACTGTTAATATATCTAGTAAGTTAAAAGGTATTACATATTACTTGACTGGATTAGAAGTTCCAACTACTGCCAATGTAGAGTCGTATGCAAAACAGGTGCATTCAGATTGGCTTAGAAGAAAACTTGTATTACAATCTCACGAGATTGCAAGCAAAGCTTCTGATGACGCCAACGACATAAGCTCTTTACTTGTAGATGTACACGATACCACCAGCTCTTTGCTTAATTTAGAACCTGGACAAAAGTTTGATTTAGATACTTTGCTGTCTATGACAAAAGATTCTTTGTTCTCCAAACGCAACCTAACTACCACTGGCTTTGCACCGATAGACAATATTATATCGGGTATGACCAGGGGTGAAATAACCATTTTTGCTGGGCGACCTGGAAATGCTAAAACCACAACAGTTGCCAATATAGCTAGAAATCTTGTGTTGTCTGGCAAAAAGGTTGTTATGTTTAATAGAGAGATGCCTAATACTGAGATGATGAAGAAGTTTATTGCTATGGAATCAGAGGGTATTACATACCATATGTTAAGACATAATGCAGTCACTAGTAAATTAGAGATTGAAAAAAGTTTAGAAATTATTAAAGAAAAGTATACTGACAAACTATTTATGTTTGATAACATAAGAAATTTAGAGGGAACTTTTCGTGAAATTAGACGTATAAAACCTGACGTCGTTATTGACGACCATATAGGTTTGATTGAATACCCTACTAATGACATGAGAGATTTAAGATTGAAGATAGGTGATACATCAAGAAGATATAAATGGTTGTGTAAGTCTGAGAATATTTCAGTTATTCTTGTTTCACAACTTAATCGTAACATAGAGTATAGGACAGAAAGAATTCCTAAACTTAGTGACCTTGCCGAGTCTGGTAATCTAGAACAGGATGCAGAGATTGTAGCATTTACACATTATCCTTGGACTGTAAACTTTGAGAATGCAAAGCATGGAAAGTATGGACTAGATATAGTTGTGGCTAAAAATAGGTATGGGTCAACTGGGAAAGCAACGGTTGGATTCTCACCAGATTGTTGTACGTTATATGATACTGTGGAAGAAGCAGAAGCAAGTGTCTCAAAAGAGATGCCAGGCGTTCCATTTTAAAGGCTTTTTAAAATATCCATTATTTCTCTTATTCTTATAGCGTCATTCAATCTTTTGATTGTAGATTGACTTGTATTGACCCCTGGTACAAATTCTAAGTCGCTAAGATATTTTATAGGAATACCTTCTCTAAATCTATAAGTACCTCTTGTTAAACCGCTTGTATCTAAACCTTTAGGGTCTCCAGCAAATCGTCTTACTAATTTTTCTATGTCTGATATATAAGGATATCTAGATTGGTTTAAGTTTCCTTGTACTAGACCTCCTTTATCTCTCATAACTGACTTAACAATGTTATCAAAATAATTTGGGTCAAAAGATTTTTGTCCAACCCTTCTTGCTATTTCTTCTGTAGCTTCTTTATTTACTTCAGATATATAACTCGCAGGAACTTCAAATCTAAAAACAGTTCCAGGTTCATTTAAAACATTAATATCGTCAACTCTCTGTCCAAAACTTAAATTTTTTGCATAACCTTCTGCATACTTAGGAGACAAAGTAGCGTAAGTAGATTTAGGAAAGTTCTTTGCGTCTCCCCATATTTTTTTACCTCCACCTACAAGCATCCCGTCTTCAACTAATTTAGAAAGAGACTTCTCTCTTGAAGCTATTGGAACTCCTCTGAAGTAGTCATAAGCATCATCCATAATTCTTGACCTTAATAATCCTGCAATAGGAGTAACAAATTTACCAGCTCCTGCAGTAGCAACATCAAAGCTAATATTTCTTGCAGGATTTTCTACGTAGTCAGACAAAATACCAACACCAGCTTGCATTCCTTTGTATAGTCCAGATATGGCAGTCTCTGGAGCTTTCTTAAAAAGAAAGTCTGATATTGTCTTTTGTTTATTTTTTGTCTCTACGTTTTGTTTCATCTACCAGCTTTTCTAAGTATCTCTAACAAGTCATCATAGGTCATCATTCTTGAGAAGTATGATTCTGGATTTCTAGCTCCAACTTCTCTTGACTCTCTATTGATAGCTCTCATAATATTTCTAACTACATTTTGCTCTGGAGTTCTACTAGAAATAGGGGCTTGAGTTAAGTTAGGAAGAGACTGAATAGGTTCAGCTGAACCAGGACGAGTAGTTAAGTTTCTATTTCTAATTGGAAAAAACTGTCCTTGAGTTGGAATGTCTTGAACAGGTAATTTTGTAGCCTGTTTTGAATCTTCGAATAGTTTTAGAACTTGTTGTCCAAATGTTTTTTCTCCTACAAATTCAGAAGGTTGACTTCTTCTTTTAAAACCAGCAAGAACGTCTCCCATTTCTGGTTTACCTTTACCAAGTAATTCTCTTAATATATCTAATATATTTTTACCACCTCTTGCAGAAGCTTTACCTAATTCTTTTGCAGCAGCTTTACCTACGGCTTTTATACCACCACCTGGCTCTACTGCTCCCATAATTAATTGCATCATCTCTGGACTCATAGCTTGTCCTCTTTGAGACTCCATATAGTCTCCTCTTGATTTTATAGTACCAAATAACTGGTCTAAAACATCGTCAGACATAGCACTTTTTTCTCCAAAGTAATCTACGTAATCTTGTATTGTTAATTTATCTTTATTATCTGCCATTTTAATCCTCTAAGTATTGTGTGAAATCTATATCTTCCACGGGTTTTTTATAATAATCTTCGTTTTTGTAAATCTCTTTTTCAAATTTTTTCATTAGACCAGGCTTGTAGAAAGGATTTCTTGGGCTTTGCTCCATAGGGTCAATTTTTAAATCTGGGAATTGTGTTACAAAATAACTTTCATTCCAATCCTTAGCAAGCTTAGTTGCTTTATCTGCTAAGTCTTGAAAAGTAGCTTCATTTATACTACCATCAGGTCCTGTACCAGTAAACATTAACTTTGTTATGTCTTGAACTACATACCTTCTTCTACCCTCTGCATCATTTCTGTTTAGTTTATATGGAGGCGTACCTTCTTTTCCAGGAGGTCCTCCTAATCCTTTAGGAAGTTGTCCTTCGTAAGCATATCTTTTTAATATTGCATTCATAATAGGACCAAATATTGGACCAGCTTTTATCATAGACTCTCTTACCTGAATATTTAAATCTTTTTCATTAACATAAAATTGAGTAACTGCATAATCTACAGTCTTTATTATTCTCATAGCATCGTCTAATAAAACTGGTTTTGCTAAGAATTTTAAATTATTTATAGGTTCTAAATCTCTTACAATAACATCATAAGCTCCTACAACTCCACTTTGGAAAAGACCTTGAACAATAGCATCTCCATCTGTTTCTATCCATTTTTCTTTTTCTTCTTGACCATAAAATTGTCTGTCTCCAGAAAGCCATTTCTTAAAATCTTGTATAGCTTTAAATGCTATTTGTCCACCAAAAGAACCAGAAGCAGCCAAGTATAAAGGCATACCTATATTCCCATTTGCCATTTCAAATTTTATCATATCTAAAGCATATTTTGCTTGACCTATAGGGAATCTTTTAAACAAAACTGCTGGTTTATGATAACTATCAGCAAATATTAAAGCATCATTATCAAATTGTCTACCTATCTGAGAGCCTGTAGCATACTCTTCCATAGCCTGTAAAATTTTTGCTCTCATTCTTGCTTGACCTTTATTTGAAGGATTGTATGTTCTATCTAAAATAGCATCTTTATGTTTCATAGCTTCATCTATGTCTATTTTGAAAACTTTTCTCATCTTGTTCTTAGCATATGCTTTTCTATTAACTAGAGGAATTGTTAAAAGAGTTTCAACATTTCTTGCAAATCCCATTTTACCATCATACATCATTACTAGTTTTCTAATATAATCTTCAGCCATAGCTCCAGACAACATTTTATTAAACTGATTAACCGCCATAAATGGTTTTGCAGCTAAGTCAAAAAGACCTGCTACCATCTGCCTAGGCTTAACTTCTCCTTTTACAAGTCTAACAAAAGCTTTTGTTGGGTCGTCAAATTTAGCCAAGTTTGCTTGCCCTACCTCTAAAGCTCTACTACCTCCCAATAACTCATCAATAACAGAAAGACCAGTTACTCCAGATTTTGAAAGCATATCTCTTACCTGAGGATTAAAGAACATATTGTGAGTACCTCTTACTAAAGAGCCTGGTCCAAACTGAGGTAATGCAGATATAAACACCTGAGTCATATTAGGTATAGTTGCAGTAGCAACAGATATCTTACTAAACATCTCAAAGTTTGAAGCCCAGTTTAATACTCCAGCAAATGCTCCTCTTCTATTCATTGCGTCTTCACCAGTAAAAGATTCTTTTAAAAGTCTTACAGCATCTTTCTCTTTTATAACAAATCTAGGTAGTTTTCCTCTTACATCACTACCAACTCTAACACTATTAGCTCCCATTCTTCCTAGAAGTGCACCAAAGCCTTTAAGCTCTGCTTCTTCTGGTATTCTATCAATTAATTTATTTAAAAATGCACCATCTGGTGTAAATGTTTTTGATAACTCAATTCTTTTTGTAGCACCGTTTATGTAGTCTGGAAACAGAGTCATAAGATTTGTATCTAACATATTCTTTTTACTTGCTACAACTTCTTGTAAAATATCTAGATTGGTTACAGTAGAACCTACAACTCTTCTTGATTTTTCCAAAGGAGCATAAATCTTAAAGCCATCTGTATATATCGTAGAGTTCATAGCAGCCCATACATCATAGTTAGGAACATCAGATAATACTTCTGGACTGTTATTTTGTAATTTCTTTTTTGTTAAATTAAATAAATCTCCAAATGATTTTTTATTATCATCAGCAGACTTTACAAGCTTTGTAACAAAATCTTCAATAGTTTTATTTAAGGCTTCTTTACCCTTGTCATCTAAGTTTCTCAAAGCTACTTCAGGGTCTAAAGATATTTCTCCAACTATTTGTTGAACCTTTTGATTTAAATTTAACATATCTGTATATATAGTATCTCTTATTTGTTTCTTAATAACAAAAGGCATATACCATTCTTTTCTTCCAGCTACCTTTATCTTTGCTTTAAGAGCATCATCATAGACTTCATCCATAATAGTTTTAATACCTTCAATAGCATTAATTCTTCTTTTTAAAAATGCAACTTCCTTCTTTGTTATTTGCCCAGATTTTTCAAGCTTAGTTGCCTGAGATTTCATAGCTCTTATAGCTCTAGGTTTAGCATCTAATCTAATGTATTCATCAAAACCTGAAGATATTGTAGTTCCATTACTTAATTTAATTTTTTCTCCAGTTATCCATTTTTCTAACATCTCATTTCTAAAAGGATTATATCCTGTCACAAATCTTGGTAAACCTTTTCTAACGCTTAATACAGCTTCGTCCATACCAAAAGCTCTTTGTAGATTGACAAGTCTTTCTGTGGATTTTTGAATTACTCTTCTGTCTGTTTTTGCTATTAGTTTTATAGCAGTTCTAGCAGCAGGAGATTCAACGTCTTTTCCTATGCTACCTACTAAAGATTTTGCATAGTTAAGTATGTTAGATTCGTTTGCAATTCCTGTAAGATTATCTAAATCTGCTCCGTAGTTTGTTTTTATATGCTCTTCAAAGTTTCTAACATACTGAATATCTCCTATTTGTTCAGTTACTAATCTCATTTCAACATCTGTCATATCTTTAATTCTTGGAGGCTGTTTTAAATTGTTCCATTTTTTGATATCATATTCATCTGCTACCTGCTCTAAAGCTCTAATGTAATCTCCCTTTTCTAAACCATTAAAGCCTCTGTTTGCATCTGTTCTAAATTGTCTAAGCTTTCTTCTTCTTTCGTAAGTTAGTCCAAAATACTTTCTATTTTTTTCCTTAAATTTTTTAGCTAAGCTTGGTTGTGATGTGTAAAATTTTAAGAACAAATCTGAATTTACAGGGTCAAGAGCATAGTTTGTTCCTCCGACTTGCACTTCAAATTGTATTCCATCATCTACATATTTTATGCTTTTTCTATTTATCTTAGCATCTAAACTAGCTGGTATTGCCTCAGCTTCTCCTGGCTCTATAACAGTTCTACCTTTTTTACTTTTCTTTTTTATTGGCTTTCCAACAATATCTACATTAGCGTATGCACCACTAGCCATTCCAGCTGGTAATTGTTTTTTATTTATATCTCTAATAGTTAAAGCAACCTGCTCTGTAATCATAGGGTCGCCTTTTCTACCAGTTAGTCTGATTAGAGGCTCTTGAACTCTTTTATATACATCAGATGTTCTTCTTAAAAACCCTTGTAATTCTACAGCCTCTGGTATAATCTCTCCTATCTCATCAAAATTTAAACCTCTTAATTCTTTTCCAGGTATTTCTCCAAATACTCCCTTTTCTTTTAACCCTATAAATTTACCTTCTCTATAAGCTTTTCTAGCACTATTAAAGGTTGCTCTTGGTAAACCCGCTGCAGCTACAATACCAGTAGCTAATACAAGGTTTTGCATAAAAGAACCTTCTTGAGATTCTGATATTTCTCTTCCATAAAGCAAAGGACTTGCAGCCATAATAGAACCTATTTCAGCACCTATACCTAACTCTAATCCTCTTGCCTTGTCTAAAGGTTTAAGTTCTCTTTGTAAGTTTTTAGTAAATTTTATTTTTTTAGGTTTAACATATCTAGCAGCACCATATGCGTGACCTCCAATAGCAGCCACTCCAAAACCTCTTAGGTAGTCTATTGGGTCTGATTGGTCTAACATATCTTTTAGTACAGTATAATATCTTTCATCTCTATCTTTTATCTTTTGATATTTAGATATGTCAAAATCAGATTCTATAATTGCATCTCTTAGCTCTATAGCTCCACTATATAAACCTTCTTGTGCTGCAAAAGCACCACCTTCTACAAAAGTAATTCTTGATACATCGTCTACAGCCTCTTTTTTTAATTTATTGCTTATTAAACCTTTTTTAACCATTTGGTTTGCACCAAACTCTATAGCTTTTTTACCTCCAGCTATTTGAACTCCTTTACCAATAACACCTCCTGCTAAAAGACTACCTACATTTGTTGGTGTAGGAACTAAAAAAGAACCCATTTGAATAAGAATATCTCTAGCTAAGCTTGAGTCAATAGCGTCTCTATCTGGAACTGAAAACATTTTTTTACCAGTAGAAAATTCTACAGCCATACCTTCAACGCTATTGTTATACATTTCCAAAACAACAGGAGGTAAATATTTTTGCATAAAAGAACGAACAATATCAGATTTAGGTTGTGAGTTTGGTTCGTCTAAAGGTTTGAAGGTATCGATTTCTGTATCTACAATACCTGCTGAGAAGTCTAATGATAAAGTATCTGGAATGTCAAGGCTTACTTCTTTTGGAAGATTTAACCCTGCACTAAAATCTAATGATTTTTCTTGTGGGTCTGGCATCTACTCTCCTAATAAATTCCATCTAAGAATATTATCTTTTTTCATTCTTTCAAAAGTGTTAAACCAGGTAGGACCAAGAGCCTCTGTTAGCTCTTTTTTTAAGTATTCGTTATACTTGTCAGTACTTAATGCCTTACCTAATTCTTCTCTTGACATTTTAGCTAGCTCTGGATTTGCTTCAATAATTAATCCACCAACATTATTTAATAGTTCTTCTTTTCTAAAATCTCCATATGGCAACAACTCAAAGAAGTTTGGTTGACCAGGTTCTCTTAAAATAACTTCAGATTTTATTTGTCTTAAAGTCTGTTTTGCGTTTTGAGAAGATAGGTTTTTAAAATCTTTTACTATTTTTTTTCTACTTGACTCAGTGCCAAGAGGGTTAAATCCATAATTTTCTTGAGATTGAGTAGCAAATGCTTGCAGGTTTTCATTAGAAGGCATATTAATTCTTTCAAAATAATCTACAGCATCATACATACTGCTCATTCCACTCTTCAATGTTCCAGCAGTTACTCCAGATTTTACATCATCTGTAAAACCTAGGTCATCATCAAAGCCCATATCTCTTGCAATATTTAAAAGATTATCAATTTCTTGGTATCCTGCCAGACCTTTTTTCATTCTGCTTCTAGTGTTTGCAAGAACTTGTAACTTTTGTTCTTTAGTTGCGCTAGGGTCTGTCCATACAGACATATCTGAACCAACATCTTTTTTAGATTGAATACCAGCATCAATTAAACCTTGAAGCTCTTGTTCACTTCTAAAAAAAGGTTTGCTTTCTTCTCTTGTTACTAAAGAGTTAAATCTCATTGTATATATAGAAGTTCCTTCGTCCCTTTTTCCTAATAACAATTCTGCTTCTCTGTACTTACCTTCTCCAATTAAATCTAAAACAGGTTTCTGAAAATCGTCAAAAAATCTTTTTTCATTTTTATCTAACTTTTCTATACCATCAACTATGGCTTTGTTTAAATCTTTTTGCTTATTATAGTTTATTAACTGCTGTTGTTGTGCCATCTTTAGAATTTGATTTTCTACTCTTTCAAAAGCACCTTGCAGTGGAGACTTAGCTGCGGGTTTAAATAAAGGGTTAGTAGCCATTACGTTCCTCCTGATTCTTCTTCACCTTGGTATTGAGCATAAATAGCATTAGCCAATTCCATAAGCTGATTTGAATTTAAATTACTATGAGCTAAAGAAACAAACTGATTAAAGGCTTGTATTCCATTTGTCAAATCTCCAAACATTCCTTGATATTCAGATAGTTGTGCTGCTGTCATAGGTGTCCCTTTTGGTTGTGCTTTCCAACCTGTGTTTGAATCAGTTTCATCTTTTGTTGCTCCAGCTTGCATTAAGTTAAGAGCTACACCAGCTTGTGATGTTATAAAGTCTAACAATGTGCCTTCTAGAAGTCCCATTTGTTGACCTATTTGGTCTTGAGTTCCAGCATATCTAGACCTTGTTCTTTGACCTAACTGCTCTAACTGTTCTTGCCCACCTGCTCTGGTCATTCTTCTTCTTTCTAATTGTCTACCACCAACAAGACCTGCAACACTTTCTCTACCTATCATTCCTAGTAAAGCATCTTGTAATCCTGATTGTATTCCTTCAGTTCCTGTTTGAAACTGAGTTCCTATCTCTCCTAACAATCTAGACTCTCTTTCTCTTAAAGCTTGTTGAGCTTGATTATATCCAGCAATGTCAAACTGACCAAAGTATTCAGAGTAGTCTCCACTATATCCGTATTGAGCAGCAGGATTTAATAAGTTGTAACCAGACTGACCTATCCCTGCTAAAATATCTTGTATGCTAGAAAACTGAGAACCATATTGTCCACCATAGGTAGTAGGACCATATGTAGGTCTTCCAGAACCACCAGAACCAGAACCACCAGAACCAGAGCCTCCGCCACCAGGATTTCCATCTCCTTGACCTCCATCGCCAGTTCCACCACCAGTTCCACCACCGCCAATGCCTCCTCCAAACGGGTCATCATCTGTTCGGTTATTAAAATTAAAAGTAGGTTGCATAAAACCACCTGTTTGCCCCATTCTTTGTGGGCTAATTCCAGTAAAAGATGACTGCATTTGTTTTAATATATCATCATAAATTGCCATAATTAATAATTCCTTCTATCGTTGCCAAAAATTCTATTTAAATAAGATGCATCAAAAATTGGACTCATATCAACATTACCTTTATCATCAGTCATTTTTTCCCAAGGGTCAAGAAAAGGAGCTGTCAATGTTATTCCATCTGGACCGCCTATTTGATAGTCATAAGTAGAAGGTTGATTAGCTCCTAATAAATTTACATCTCCAAGTAAAGAACCTTCTGTTAAACGCTCATAAGGGTCTTTTGTCTTTTCTCCAAGTCTCATGTTTCCATAAGCTCCTAATTTTTTTTCTTCAACTTTACCATCTTTTGGTCCTGTTTCTGGTCCTTTTGTTTCTGTTTCAGTTGGAGGTTTAGGTTTTTCAGCACCTAAAGATGTAGCTAATTGATATGTTCCAAGAGCATCTCCTATAACATTAAGAGCAAAAGCTTGATTTGTACTTCTAACAGCATCTCTTATAAAAATGTTGCTTAAGTCAATGTCTAGAGCTAAATTATTTCTTTGATTTCTAAGAAACTTACCTCCTTGTAATGAAGTACTAATTGTTCCACTGTAAGGAGATACAGAACTTCTTCCTAGTCCAGAGGCTACTCCTCCGATAAGAGCTCCAACAATAGGACCTACTCCTGGTATAAAGGAAGCTGCTGTTCCTAATAACCTACCAAAGCTACCTCTTCTTGCTCTTTTCTCAGCTCTTCTTTGCATTTCTGCTTGAGCTTTTGCTAAATCTCTTCTATACTGAGCTCTAGCTGCTTCTACCTCTTGTTTTTCTTCTTCTACGTCAACGCCTAAATTTGCTAAATTTATCCTTTCCCTAGCTTTTTGCTCAGCTCTAAGTCTTCCTATTAGTTGTGAAAAACTTGCCATTATAATTTACCTTCCGTTAATTCTAAAAAATGTTCTACACTACCAGCACCTTCTTCTGTGTTGTAGTGTTTCTTCCAATACTTTGCTAATTCATCTTTCCCTTCTTTAATCGGTTCTGGTACACGCCAGTACTTAATTCTACAATGTAAAACACCAGCAGCAATGTTAGTACGAAGAATCCAGTCCCAATCATCATCATTAGCGTCAATGAAATAATAAGGGTCAATCCCAAGAATATCAGCAGATGCCTGAAGCAAGTCTGGACGAGATGATATAAAATTTTTACAATTGTCCACGGCTGTTCTGGGCTCCACTTGCCAAAAGCTTCTTGCAGGACCTTTGCCAATTTGTTTGATATACTCGTACTTGCTTTCCACAAGCCCTGTAGCATATATGATATCCAATGCTTCTTGTTTTGCATACTTGTCTCCCATCTGGACACAAACATCTTTAATTAAATCTTTGATTTGTTTGTTATTTACGCCCATTGTTTCTCCTCTTAAAGTAAGTAATAGTACTATGAATATAGCTTTTATATACCTCACCGCTATAAAATACTAAAAATTTGTCGTCTATGTCAAGATAATTCATTATGATTTAATTATAAATTGCCCAGATGTAGTTGATTGTTCTGTTTCTCCAGTTTCTACTGCACTATCTCCAGAATCTGGCATTGAAAAATATGTATTTTTACCCTTAGCTACCCTAACACCTTCTTTAATAATTTTAATTGCATCTTTCTGTGGTGTTTTTACATCAGAATGTTGTGCAAATGTTTTTAATTCTTTTTGTTCTGCTGGTCCTTTTTGTTGTACAAACTCTAGTTCAAACAACTTACCAAATTCTTTTCTAACAACTTTTAATCTACCATTATGGTATTGTATAACTTCTTCTCCATTCTTCATTTCGCTTTTACCAACAGCTCCACGTTTTACTTGTTTATTAGTACCTGCTATTCTTCTACCTTTAGTTAATGACATTATCTTTGTCCTTTCGCTCTTAGTATAACCGATAAATCTTGTATTTCAAATGTTGAACTTACTGCACCAGAAGCTTGTAGTTGTAACGACTTACCACCTCTACTTGCACCTGCTATAGCAAACTCTTTTGTTCCCATAGCCGTTACAGTTACTCCGTCAATTGTATTGTTCAACGCGTTGGCATTTGTATCATTTAAAAATATATCTGAAGGGTCTGCTCCGTCTAATCCAGCAGCTATTACAGCCGCAGTATCACCATTTAAATAGGTAGCATATACAGAATAAAATCTTTTATCTACAGAAGGTAATCCAAAATCTACTTCTTTTGTTTTTATATCTATAGTCTGCGCTGCAGGAGCAGGGTCATATCTTTTAAATGTACCACTATCTGGTAAACATACTAGCTCTTCATTAAATACTACAAAGTTTGAAATTTTATCTCCTTCTAAAACATGAGTACTGTTAATATTAACAATAGACTTTGTTTGTATATCGTATAAATATCCTGCAGGAGTTGTGTCGTCTGCGTCTCCTACAACAATAATCTGATTCTTTTTAGGTATAAATCCTACAACCGCTGTTTCTTCGTTGATATTTGTTTGCCAGGTTTCATCTTTTATTGTAGTTGATAGTTTAGAAATACTCTGACTATATGAAAACATACCATGTTCATTTACCCAAACCAAACCTATATCTGATTTAGTAACAGCTGCAGGAGAACTAACTCCTCTGTTTTCTAATTCAGCTTCTACGTACCAACCAGCATCAGAACCTGAAGATATATTAATTACAAATAGTTTATTCTTTTTATATATAAATAATTTATCTTGAAACTCTGCTAGTTTTACAATCTCATCACCATCATTAGTTCCAATATCTAAATAAAAACTTTGTGGAAATAAATCATACTTTCTTACAGGGCTATATTGTATTCTATCTCCCATTACTTTTGTTGTACCTTGAGAGTCTTTATATCTAACATTTGCTACAAAAGCTCTTTGGTTTGCAACAACTGCAGTTTTATATCCATAAGTTCCTTCTCCATTAAATGATATTTCTTTTTCATCAGAAGAATATCCATTAATAGTAGCATAAGTATCTAACCCAGGCTGTTTGATTGCATAAGCTCTAACTCCACTTGCTCTATTTTTTGTATCGTTAGTAACAAAATAACTATCTGTAGCTCCATCTGATAATGCATCAAATTCATCAGCTAAAGATATTCTTGAGCCTTGTTCAAAATCTATATCTAACAACATAGTAAATTCATCATCAGGATTATTAATATCTCTCAAGTATATTCTCATTCCTTGTATTTCAGAAAGTTTTACTTGTCCATCGTTTATAGAAACACTTATGTTTGGATATTGTCCATCTGTTAATGTAATAGTTCCTCCAGAAATCCTATCTAAATCTGTAGATATTAAAGACTCTTGCCCTCCGTAATATACGTAAGTAGCTCCTATTGAGTAAGTGCTAGCACCCCAAAGTCCATCTGTACCACTAGCTAAAGTTTGTACTATAAAGTCGTTAGTTGGGTCTTGTCCTGCCTCTTCTCCGCTACCACCAGCAGTAGCTGGGTCAGCACAATTAGCACTAGAACTATCATCAAAGTCTGCATCAAGAGGTCCAGCAAATTTCTCATCTACTAAATCCATTCTTTCTGTAAGAGCTGTATAAGGAGCAGCTGTTCTTACTAATCTTTGCAATGCAATAGTTTTAGAACCTGTGTTTGATAAGTTGCCGTCAGAAACTCTTAAGCCTCCATCTGCATAATAATATACAGGTAATACATCTGTATCACTTCCAGATAAATCTGCTGCATTCCAAGTTCCTAGAGCACCAGACTGTCCTACATAAACTTCTCCATTACCATTTGTATATACTAAATGCTCTCCAGTAGTAGTTGTACCAGATGCTTCTGGTGGACCATCTGTATTTATTTTAAATAGTCCATATGCAGGTTCGTGATTAGTTACATCACTAGTCATAGAACTAGATAGGTTTTTAAACTCTCCGAGCGTACGTATCCTACCAACAGAGCTTACATCTACATTAGTAGCTTCAGCAAGAAAGTTGTCTCCAATATCTCTTGCAGAATCTCTATTATTCAGACCTCCGTCAAATCTCTTTAATGGAACTGAAACTTTAGGCACTTCTTTTTACCTTTTCAAAACTACGCATTCCCCCGAGACCGAGCATCCCAAGTAATACTGTTGTTAAAGTTCCCATATCAAATGTAGGTAAAACTACTTCATTGCCAAAGCTGTATAAAACAAATGTAAGTAAAGGTTGTAATATATAATGATAAGCCATTGCTGAAGCACAAATCCAGCCCGTAAAGGGCCTCCAGCCCGCTACAAACATAGATGTATGTCCAGCTTCTACTTTATTTACTTCCATTTGTGCTTTGTTAATTTCTGCAATTAACTCAGCTTTCTCTTGTTTATCTAAAGTAAACTTGTCTACGTGACCAGCTACTTTATCGATAATATTAGTTACTACGTTTAGCTTTGGCATTATTTTTTACCTTTTTTCTTTTTAATAGCTTTTAATTTTTGCAATATTTCATTATCGCAATCACATTTATTTCCCCATTGGCACCATGCATAATGAAGCGCTAATCCCAACATCAATCCTATCATAAATCCTATCATAAATCCTCCTAATATATTAACCAATTAAATCCAACTTTTGACTCATAACTTTGTACATCGTACATATTCAGATATCTTCCTTCTAAGAAAACACCAAATTTGTCAGTAAGTTTCCATCCATATACTAAACCTAAGTCATAATCCATTCCATTTTCAGCTACATCATAATTAAATGAATAATCAGACATACCCTTTGTTACTGGATATGCAGTAGCCCAAAAGTGAAACCAGTTTTTAGGCATATATCTGTAATAATCTGCACCAACTGATAAACTTAATTCGTTTTGATACCCTAAATCTTTAGCGTATTCTTCGTTATATTCTCTAACAATTTCCCCATATACTTGAGTATAAAACTCTTCATCAGTAGTTGCTACAAGATTTCCTTCAGCATCCCACCATAGATAATCATAAAATTCATATCCATATTGAGTAAATTGTTGTTCAAAAGAATCTGTATATCCATAGAAATAAGCAAATTCCCAAAATGGAATCCCTTCACCAACATCTATACCTTGTTCATCCCACCATAAATCAATAGGTAAAAAGTCTAAATAAGCTGGATGCATTCTTCCAGCAACACCCATAGATAAAGCAAGATTACCAAAATCTTTTTTAAATCGCATATCTAAAGCTGCGAACTCTACATCTTCTAATCCTCTAAAATCGTAATTAGCTTTTGCGATAAACTTATTTCCCATATATCTAAGCATAAATTGTTGGTTTGTAAAGTCCTCTTCAAACTCTTTATGGTCTGAATATTCAATTACATATTCCCAACCAGTAGGAACATTACCAATAGCAACGCTTTCATTAATAGGTGCTTCTTTACCAGTATACCAAACTTCAGGTTTATTTTCATACCCAAATCGTGCTAACTTTCTAATACCAAAAGTTATAACTGTATTGTCATCTAACTCTTGTTGTAGTTCCTGTAATTGCCCACCTGTCACTTGGTATTGCAATTCTTTAGATATTGGGCTACTGAAATTATATGCCCCATAAATAGTGCTAAACTTAAAAAAGTCTTGAGCACTAAGCGAGCATAATAACATCAAGCTACATAATAACTGTTTATACCATTTTGCTAAATACATCATTGAAATCTCCTTAACATTATTTTATCTATTTCCTTATTGATTTCTCTTTTAATTTTATCTTCATCTAAATCAAAAGACAAACCAGCTTCAAATCTTTTTATTTCCTTGCCATATTCAAACATAATAATAGTTGGAACTGAAACTATTTTCCACTCATTAGCTATAATAGCACCATATGCTTTGTCGTCTATACTTGCGTTAAACCATTTACAGTTCTTCATTTTTCCTAAATCTAATGAATTTCTAACATTCCAGTCTGCATTGACTTGAACTATTACGCATTCATCTTGACTTAAAAATTGAACTTGCTGAAGGCTTTCTAACTTACCTTGTGACCATAATAATGATGGTAACAATACTAAGCCAAGCAATAGCAAGCGTAATCCATATAATATCTTCATCTTTTATCCTCACTTTTGCATCATCATACGTTCAATATTTTTGACATCTTCACGCATTTCTTTTTGTTCTTCTTTCATCTCTCCCACATCTTTCTGTGTTTCGATGATAGTATTTCGTATCATTTGGTCTTTTAAATCATACTCTGTTCGACCTACTTCTGGTTTTGGTAATTCTTTTGCTTCTTCAATATCGGCTTGAAGAGTAAACCACATACCAACTACAAGGAAAATACTTGTAGCTATTCCAGCTAAGGTTTCTATACTAAGTGTAAATTTGCTATCTTTACTTACTTCTTGTGCCATTGTTATTCCCTTTTTTGTTATTTTTATTACGTAAATTCTCCACCAATAGTATGACTTACATTAAATGGAGCAGCTTCTATATTATCTAATATCAATTGAGACGCTACTATTTGAGTAGCTGATAAAGGATTGTTAGTTCCTCCAACCTTATCTACCGTATCTAAAGGTCCACCATCTGCTCCAAATGTATTTGTTATACTACCATATGTACTTCCAGTACATAAACTAGCTAAGCTTATGTCAGTAGACTGATTACAGTCACTTCCATTTTTTAAACTACTTCCTACACCTACATTTGTACTAGATATTCTGGGTGTAGCCATTTTTAACCCTTAATTTTTTTATATTCAGCGATGTCTGCTTTAAGTTCAGTAACTCTTGCTTCTGCACTTGCTAATTGTGCTTCTGCACTTGCTATAGCATTATCTACTGATTTGCTTTCAACTCTATCCACAACTGTAACATCTTTACCTGCTTCATCTTTCATTGTACGAAGATGTTTGATTTCAACTTGTTTTTCAGGTTGTGTCACATTTGATGCTTTTTCTGCGATTACTTTAGCCATTTTTTAATTCCTCTATTTGTTCTTGTTGTTCTTGTATTGCTTTAATTAAAACTGCTACCATTTTTCCATAGTCCACACTTTTAAAATCTTCTTTAGTCTTTAAGTCTTTATTTTCTTTTATAATTTCAGGTATAAGTTTTTCAATATCTTGTGCTATCACACCAATATCGTGTTTACCACCTCTTTTTTCTTTCCAGTCATATTCTACTGGCTTCATTTTTAAGACTTCTTTTAATCCGTAAGGGATTTGTTTAATATTTTCTTTTAATCTTTCATCAGAACTTGTTGTAGTTGAGTATGCAATTACATCTCCGTCAGCATGGAAATCTCCATCGTTTTGGAAAGCAAATTCAGGAGTAGATAAATTATCTGAACTATCATCAAGTAAAAAAGAAGTTCCACTTGCTGCTATTCCCATTCTCCAAGCAGCACTTCCTACACTCTCAAATTTTTGATTTATTAAACCACTTGAAGCAGTAGTTAAATGTAATTTAGCATCAATAGAATCTTCTCCAATTCCGACATTTCCTGATGAGTCTATTCTCATAGCTTCAGAATTGTTTGCACTTGCAAATCTTAATATTCCTGAACTATTTTGAGTTTTAACATTTAATATTTTATTATAATAATCCCATACTACACCTGCAGCATTTCCATCATTTTCACTTCCAAATATTAATGAACCACTATCACCATTAGATTCTCCTGACAAAATACTAATACCACTATCACCACTATTTTCTATTACTAATTCATCTCCATCTGAATCAGGTGCTACACTTGCATCTCCATTATAAATATGGACTTTACCTTCAGGTGAGTTAGTTCCTATACCGACTCGTGATGAGCTACCATCTAATCTCATTATTTCAACATAAGAAGAACTATCACTATTTAAGTTTTGAAATATAGTATCTTTACCTGCTGTATGGTTTCCTATATAAAAATTATCTTGGTAAGAATATAAAACTCCATCTCCACCAACACCAAATGTTAGATATTGTAAATCATTAGGTAGTTTAACTCTACCTACTTCACTTGCATCTATTTCTAATGCAGTAATAACATTATTGCCACCATCATCTACTCTAAAGAAAATATCTCCATCATCTGTGTAGTTAGTAACATAAAGACTACCAGTATTATTTTCTATATTTGCATTACCTGAAGAACTATTGTGATATATTTGTATATCACTACTTCCTCCAAAAATAACTTTTTCATTATCTGGTATATATAAACTTGCACCATCTATTTTTACATCTGATGCTGGGTCTAATTTTAAATCTCCAGCATTAGTATTTATAACTCCTGGAGAACTATTAAAGTTTAAATAACCATCTCCACTACCATCTATACCAAGACTTAAAATTTCTGTATTACTATCATTTCTAATCTTAATTAATTCTTGTGATGTATCTCCACCTGCTTTTATTGTTAGCTTTTCTCCAGGTGAGTCAGTTCCTATACCAATATTACCTGATGAGTCTATACTCATTCCCTTAGTATCGGCTGTCCAAAAATTCATTTTATTATTAGAATTATTATACTGTATTCTACCAGCATCATAGTTCGCATTATCTCCGAATACTAAATATGCACTTGATGTTCCACCTGCTTGTATAGCAATACCACCATTAGAATCAGATACTGTTTGTATTTGATATGTCGAACTAACACTTGATGCTTGTGTTCCATCTTTTCTTACTGTGAATAAAGCACCAGGTGATGAAGTTCCTATTCCTACATCTGCACCTTCTGTAATATGCAATACTTGAGTTTCATTACCACTATTATCATAATGTCCTAATGTTAAAACATT